ATGCGGACGGCTGGCCTGTGGTGAACCAATGGCGAAGATCGTGCAGTCCGCACACATGCCGGACTCTGTCACTGTTTACAAATGGCTCAGGACCAAGCCTGAGTTTGCACAGAGGTACGCGGACGCGCGGAAAGATGGAGCCCACTGTTTGGCGGACCAGATACAGGAAATCGTGGACACCGAGCCGCTGGCCGTGTTCGACGAGGCCGGCAACAAACGCTACGACGCAGGCAGCATCGCGCACAACCGGCTGCGCATGGACGCACGCAAGTGGCTGGCCTCCAAGTACCTGCCCAAGGTCTACGGCGACCGCACGGTGGTGGCCGGCGACGAGGACGCACCGCTGGCCGTCGAGGTGTCGTTCGGCGTGTTCGACGAGGTGCTCAAGAACATGGCCCTGACCCGCGCAGCCAGTGAGTAACGCAGCCGCCGTGCTGCTGAAGGACCCCAAGGTCCGCGAGCAGTACGCACGACTCAAGCCTGAGCAGCGTGCGGCCTTCGAGTGGCGCGCCCGGTGGCTCATGGCGGCCCACAAGCACCAGCTAGAGCCACTAACTGACAAGTGGTCGATCTGGCTCATGTGCGCAGGCCGTGGCGCCGGCAAGACCCGGGCAGCCGCCGAGAACCTAGGCTGGTGGGCGTGGGAGCAGCCCAACACCCGCTGGCTCGTCTCAGCCCCCACCAGCGCCGACCTGCGGGGCACGTGCTTCGAGGGCGACTCCGGCCTGCTGTCGGTGATCCCGGCGGCACTGGTGGCGGACTACAACAAGAGCCTGCACGAGTTGACGCTGGTCAACGGGTCGCTGATCAAGGGCATCCCGGCGTCCGAGCCCGAGCGGTTCCGGGGCCCACAGTTCCACGGTGGCTGGCTCGACGAGTTGGCCGCTTGGGAGTACCTGCAGGAAAGTTGGGACATGATCCAGTTCGGCATCCGGCTGGGCAGCCGGACCAAGCTGATCGCGTCCACCACCCCGAAGCCCAAGCCGGTGGTGATGGACCTGATCTCCCGCGAGGGCGACGACGTGGTGGTCAGCAGGGCCAGCACCTACAGCAACATTAAGAACCTCGCGCCCAGCTTCCAGAAGCAGATTCTGCAGTACGAGGGCACCAAGCTGGGCCGCCAAGAGATTCACGCGGAGATCATTGACCCGGAGGAGGGCGGCATCGTCCGGCGTGAGTGGTTCAAGCTCTGGCCGGCGGGCAAGCCGCTCCCGAAGTTCGAGTTCGTGCTGCAGTCGCTGGACTGCGCAACCAGCGAGAAGACGATCAACGACCCGACGGCGCACATCACGCTGGGCGTGTACAAGCCCGAGGACGGCGGCATGTGCGCGCTGGTGATCGACTGTTGGCAGGAGCACCTACAGTACCCCGACCTGCGGCCCAAGGTCCTCGACGAGTACGAGGTGGTGTACGGCGACGGCAAGAACAAGAAGCGCGTCGACCTGCTGCTGGTCGAGGACAAGAGCGCGGGCATCAGCCTGATACAAGACCTGCGCAGGGCCGGCGTGCCCGTGATCCCGTACAACCCGGGCAAGGCGGACAAGGTCCAGCGGCTGTCGATCGTGGCGAACATCATCAAGGCGGGCCGGGTCTGGATACCCGAGTCCAGCAACCGTAAGGGCTATGTAAGGGACTGGGCGGAGGGCATGGTCAGCCAGATATGCAGCTTCCCCGACGGCTCCGAGCACGACGATTTTGTTGACGCCATGAGCCAAGCCCTGCGATACTTGCGCGATGCGGGCTGGCTGACCATCGACTTCCCCAGAGAGTGGGTGGACGAGGACGACTACGAGGACGCCAACCCGCGCAAGAGAGAAAACCCGTACGCGGTATAAAATGCAAGAAACCACCGGGATTGATCCATGGAACCAACACCAGACCAGATGCGGGAAGAACTGCAGGCGGCCAAAGACCAACCAAAGCGGGTGTTGATCCCGGCGGAAGGCCCGGGCGGCGTGAAGGGCATCAAAGTCCCCCGGCACATGCTTGAAGGCGGCAACAAGGCGGAAGGCATGAACGCCATCAACGCCGCACGGGCGCAGGTCTACGGGTCCGAGAACCGGCCACCGATCAACATCGGCCAGATGGGCCGCATCCACAAGAACACGCTGGACGAACACTTCCAGAAGCCGTTGGACGCCCAATTGGACATCGAGGGCAAGGCACTGCAGCGGCTGCAGGCGGCCAAGCACATCGGGCGGACGGCGGACACGCTGGACAAGAGCGAGAAGCTCGACACCGTCAACCACGAACACGATGAGCAGGGGCGCACCTACACCGGCATGGCGTCCAAGGGGATTGCCGGCCACGCGCTGTACACGTCCGGCCATGGTGCCAACGAGAAGCGGCACGTCCTGAATACCTGTCCCGGGCAGACCGCCGGCTGTGGGGGCGGGACTGACCAGAACGGCGTGGTGGACACCGCCAAGGGCACGTGCTTCGCGCCCAACGCCGAGTCGCAATACGTGAACGCCGCCGTCCGGCGGGCTTGCCATGCGCAGGCCAAGCACGACCCGGCCATGACGCAAGACTGGATTCTGGCGCACACCGGCTCAATGCGCAACGCGGCACGGCTGGCGGACAACAAGGACAAACGCCTGCTGTTCCGGCCCAACGTGGTGGATGAGACAGACGTGTCTTCCCGGCACGTCATCAAGCACCTGAACAAGCAGCGGGCGCTGGAGGGCAAGCCGCCCATCACGGCCAACTCGTACGGCAAGACCAACGAGATGCACGACCCGGCCAACGGGTACTACGTGACGCACTCCAACATCGGGCCCAAGGTCAAGAAGGGGGCGTCGGTGCAGGAGAACATCGACCGCGACAAGCAGCGCGTCAGCCGCACCGTCACGGCGGCGTCGGCCAGCGGCAAGGACTTTGTCAACGATGAAGGCGAGAAAACGCCGCCCAAGAACTCCTACATGGTGACCGACGTCAAGCGGGACTCCCCGTTCGACAAGAAGATGCAGGGCGCGATCACGCACGCCAAGTACTGGTCCACCGGGCGTGCTTCAAGCGAGTTGGACGAAGACGAACGCAAGGAAGGGCCGGAGGGGCACTACGCCCCGGGCAACAAGCCCACTACGCCCGACAAGGCGCACTACGGCCACACCACGCACGAAGGTCTGCGGTACGATTACCAGAAGCAACACATCCTGCATCCCCGGCTGGTGCAAGTGGGCAAGAACGACGACGGCACGCCGCACATGATCCCGACAGACTCCCGGTTCAAGGACGAGGAGTTCCTGCCCAAGAACCGGTTCAAGACCAAGAACGGCAAAGTGGCTGGCGCCATTCTGATGACCACGCCGACTACATCAACCAGCAACGTCGGCCACCAGACATCGTTTACCCACCACGTGGGCGAGCACCATATTGAGCACGCGCTGAAGAACAACGGCGAGTACCAGATCGACCCTCCGCATGAACAAGCGGCCAGTGCCGGCAAGGAGTACGCCCCACCACAACCCATCAAGTTTGTGAAGCGATTGGCGTCGGGCGGCTCTGTCGGACACGACCAAGAGGCAGAGGCATTTGACGGGCACATGGCATTTCCCGAGCGGAGCTTTGCAGCCCAGCATCGGCTGGCGTATCGGCACGATCCGGAGGAGATGGGTGAAATTGGCCTAAGAACCTACCGCGCCGGCGCCAAGCACATTGCGTCGATGGCGGGACAATCTACCGGCGTTCGACGGCGCATGGCTCAAGGCGGCAGCGTGGAGCCGAGCCAAGACGAGATGCTGGCCCGCGTCATGCTGCGCAAAAACGACATAAACCTCAAGGACATTGGTGCCAACGAGGCACCCAACATGAACGTCAAGGCCTACGCACCGCCGTCCGGAGGACCGGGTTTCCCCGTAGGCGGCGTCGACTTCCAGCCCGAGACTATGGGCCAACAGATGCTGCCGGGAGCCCCGGGGCAACCACCCGGCCAACCGCCACAAGCGGGCGGCCTACCCGGGGCTCCCGGCCAGCCACCAGCGCCAGCGGGCGGCCTACCCTCCGGCCCGCCCTCCGGCCCGCCCGGGGCACCGCC